GAGCGTGCGCTGGTAAGGTCGCTCTTCGTGTTAGCACAAATAAAGAAAGAGGTAACAAGATTATGAACCAAGAAGAAATAGACAAAGATTGGGATGAGTTTTTCAGCAAGCCTCGTCCTTGGCTTTACTCGAACTACGGAGACAAATCAAGCGACAGCGATGAATCTGAAACAGATAAATCGTTCCAGAAGTTCTGCGATCACGATGGAAACAATAGGTATCCTAGGGAATGAAGCTGGCCTTGTCTTGGATCTGTTATCAGATCGGTGATCTGATTAGCCTCACGCTGATGAGGTTTGGCTACGCCTACAGTATCTATAACAAGATGATGATCTGGTCATCCGCGCTGGATGAACACGGGAAAATATGGAAGAACGTAAAATGAAACAAGCATTAGTAACTCAATCGTTTGGCGAGGATTGGCAGAAGATTATTGATCTGACTAGGCCAAGGATGGAGGCGTACTGCAAACGCCACAGCACTGACTTCATTCTGATCGACAAGCCTCTTACGCATCCAGCGCAATACTCCAAGTCTGCCATTGGAAACATCATGGCAACCAAGGGCTACGACCAAGTGACATTTGTTGACGCTGATGTTCTGATTGCAGCCGATTGTCCCAAGCTATCCGAGGACGCTGGCGTGTTCTGTGCCTTTGACGAAGGAGCTTACTTGGATCGCAAGCCAGATATGGTCAAGCTGGCTGGAGCTTTCGGCGGAGTGATTGAGCCTAAGTTCTACGTCAACACTGGCGTGTTTGTAGTCCACACCAAGGCGGTTGGTATCTTATCGATGCCACCTATTGGCCTGCACCCAAACCACTTTGCCGAGCAGACTTGGCTCAACGTGATGGCGCACCTGTGGAACATTCCGCTAACCGAGCTTGACCCGTCCTTCAATTGTATGACCAGCGTGGAGTCGCACTTTGGATTGGACCGCCACAAGGACGCAATGATTATTCATTACGCTGGGCAGTCGAACGATCTAACCAAGTTATCTAACCAGATCCAAGCTGACGAAGCGAAGCTGGTGGAGCTGGGTCGGTGAGGTCAACCCAGCTATGTCGCGGTGATTACGATGACAGGGTGCAGCAGTTGGCTGGAGAGGTTGCACTCCAAGCTATCCGCGATCTGCGTATGCTACGCAAGCGAGGGATGGTTAAGGGTATGAAGATTGTTAAAGGCCACCAAGGCGTACCACTCAACGATGCCTTGGAGTACAAGAACTCGCACGAGGTACAGAAGCTACTGCGTGACTTTAAGACTGGAGTTGTCTCTTGGTGGTGCAGAGCCAGCGGTGTGCAGATCGACAATAGAACGCTGCTGCGGAAACTAAAGGAAAACGATTATGTTCTGCCTACTTGATCTTGCTGGAGTTGTTTGGGTAATCGGTTGGTTTTTGCTTTACAGTTCGATGACATTGTCGGCAATCTACTGCGCGTTGTTCATCATCTTCAAACTGATTGACTACATAAGAAAGGAACTGGATCTATGAGGAAAAGAAAAGCTGGAAAGCATATCAAGCTTCTAAAGGTTGAGGAGTACGATGCAGTCAAGATTACAGTCAATGTTGACGACGATCTGTACGAAGCTATGGCCGAGGCTGGCCGCCAGCATATTGTCAAAGACAAGAAGGCTTGCTTTGAGTATGCATTAAACCAAGCATTACTTGAGTTATCCAAGGAGATAAAATGACCGAGTTTAAGCAGAAGGTATTAACCGCTTCAGTAGATCGCTACGTCCTAACCAAGACGCAGTGCGAGATGCTGCGCCAAGATGCAGAAGTGATCGGGATGAAGCGTGCGCCTGTGCTGTCCAAGGATGGTGTCACCCGTACGGTATCACGTACGCGAACCTGCTCATCGTGCTGGATTCCTTTCGCCAAACATTACGAATGGATCTACAAAGTGATGCGAGAGTTAACGGAAGGCATCAATGCCGAGCAATGGCGATTCGACATCCAAGGCATCCAACAGTTGCAGATCCTGCGATACCGCCCGCTACAGAAGTTCTCTTGGCACTACGACACCTACACATCCGAATCACCAGTTAGAAAGCTTACGGCTGTGGTTAACCTATCCGCACCAGAAGAGTATATCGGAGGAGGGTTGCAGGCTAAGGCTGATATGGTGAATCCTCAGTTCATCCGCGAGCAGGGAGCAGGTTGCTGGTTTCCATCCTACATCGAGCATCGTGCGCGTGCGCCAATATGGGGTACACGCTGGGTGTTGGTGGCTTGGTTTACTGGACCTGCTTGGCGATGAAGACTCCTTTAATCATATCATTCGGAGGAGGAGCAAATTCAGCAGCGATGCTGATTGAAATGCAGAGGCGCGGGGTTATTCCAGACCTCATTTTATTTGCAGATACTGGTGGCGAGCTACCTCAGACTTATGAGTTTGTTAAGATATTTTCTGATTGGTTGGTAAAGCACAATATGCCAGAGGTAATTACAGTTAAGTATGCAAAGGAAACGCTAGAAGAGAATTGCTTGCGCCAGAATATGCTGCCAAGTCTGGCCTACGGATTTAAGGGTTGCTCGCAGAAGTATAAAATCCAGCCGCAGGATAAGTTCGTCAACAACTGGCAACCAGCCAAGGATTGCTGGAAGGCTGGCGGTAAATGTTTGAAGCTGATTGGGTATGATGCAGGCGAGCATCACCGAGGTAAGATACCAGAGGACAAGAAGTACATCTATGAGTACCCGCTAGTGCGTTGGGGTTGGGGCAGAAAGAAGTGCGTTGAGGTTGTGGCAGAGGCTGGGTTCAAGCCAGCCAAGTCATCGTGCTTTTATTGTCCAGCAATGAAGAAGCACGAAGTTCTTGATCTTGCCAAGAACCACCCCGCTCTGGCAGAAAGAGCAATAGCAATGGAAAACAATGCTCACCTTAAAACTGTTGTTGGTCTTGGTCGCAACTGGAAGTGGGAAGACTTAATCAGATCAGATGCAAGCCAAATGAAATTATTTGAGGACCTGCCAGACGAAGTACCTTGCGGGTGTTATGACGGATGACACACGCTGCTAATCTGCCTCGCCACTTGTACGTCAAGTGCGATATGGAGTTTGTGTCTGATGGCGAGAAGCAAGGCATAGAAGATGTTGTTTGGTTTGGCCTAACAGCAATTCCTGGCCGAGCTTGGGGCTGCACAGTAATGCTCAAGTGCGGCGCGCTGTACCGAGGCTTGCCACTACACGCTCTGGCTCATGGCGAGATTGCAATTATGGATTGGGACATTAACGATGCCCAACGCTGGGATTGTTTTGGATGGAACTTCACCACAATCGAGTACGACTATCTGATGGGCTTGTCTTGCAAAGTCTGGATCGCCAACAGAAAGACTTGGGAAGTTGGTCGCTACCTATTCACAGCCGAGCCTTACGGAGATGGGTTCTCTATGTATCCACAGCAAACCAAGTCACACCACTTCATTGCACTTAACAATGGACGAATCACGGCTGTTCCAGGTAATAATGTTCTTTGGAATGAGTCAAGTTTCACCACTCCAGGTGACAAGCCTAAATGGTTGCGCTCGCAGCCGCAGGTCTGGCACGGAGAAGAAGCAACATGGGATGACGTTGTTGGTGAAGAAACAGCATAGGAGGTCAGCATGCCATTAGGTAAAGACGTAAGTAAGAATATGAGTGAGTTGGCTAGGGATAACCGCAGGAAGGGTAGCGAGCGTGGAGCAGGCGGTAAGCCTCGCTCACGCGAGCAGATGATTGCCATTGCGTTATCCGCAGCAGGCAAGAGCAAGCCTCGCAAGTTTCGGATGCGGTCTGGTTCGTAATGCAAGTCGAGGCTAAAGATCGCCTCAAGTGGGCGCGAGAGATCCTTCTCATTGCACGCAATAAGCTTGCAGTTGAGAGGGATCGCGCGACTCACGGACACGCGATAGATATGATACAGATCATAACGATGGTCGATGCAGCCAGCCTGGTGTGCAAAGAGGTAGCGGGGGATGAATGAAAAAACCCACCTCGACTTATTCAGCGGGATCGGAGGATTTGCCTTGGCAGCAAAGTGGAATGGATATAGAACCGTTGGCTTCTGTGACAACGAACCCTACGCACAAGCAGTCCTCAAAAAGCATTGGCCCG